GCCGGCGTCGCTATGGCTGTCGTAAAGCTTGAAGACATCGCCGCGGAAGATGAAAGCGTCCTCGCTGTTCTTATTCCACTTCTCTTGCGCGTCCTTGGTCTCTTCGATGCGGTAGACGATCGGGGACAGTGTGCCGGTAATCGACGCCACGACTTGGTAAAAGTCGCCCATCTGCACGCCGAGGAACCCGCGCCGGGTGTCTCCCTTCTCCAGCCGATAGCGGACTTTGGCGTGCACGTCGATCGGCTTGGCGATCTTGGTAACGCTCTGCGTCAGGAACTGCACGCGCTGCAAGGAGTAGGGCGGGTGACGGGCTTCGCCGAGGAACGTCTGCCACTCTTTGTCGACCTTCCCGACCGGACAGAACCGGTGAGCCTCGTCGATGATGAGGTCGCAACGGTGTCGCTTGAAAAGATCGGAGTATTCCCAGGGCCCGCCCTCGCCGGCTTCCCAGCGCTCTAACGTCTCCGCTGGGATCAGATGGACGCGGGCGAGCACCTCTTCGACGGTGCACTTCCGCTGCTGGGCGACGAACTCCGACAGCGCCACCAAACGCAACGGCAGGTTCGTCACCAGGTGAAAGTTAAAACGCACCAGGCGGTTCAACGCCAGGTCGTGCGTCGTTATATAACTCTTGCCCTCGCCGCCCGTAGCGGTGAGAGTCGAGATCGAGAAGCCACGGTCGAGAAGCGTACTCATCAGCCCAGCCCGGGAACGAGGTAGACGATCAGGACGCGGAACGGCGCCCAGAGGATGTAAACAAGCGACAGGGTGACGGCGTGGGCTAAGAACTCATGGAGCGGAAGCCAGGCGTCCACGATGCCGCCAATCCATCCGATGACGCCGCCGGTGAAGCTCACTACCGGAATCACGTCGAAGAACCCCAGCCAATCGAAGATGATCTCGAGCAGCATACAGACAGGGTTCATGAGCCATTGAACGAACCGCACCAGGTACTGCGTAACGATGCCGAACTCTTCGAACGCCGTCCATTCGCGGAGTGGGGGCCGGCCGTCGGTAACCTCGCCGGTTTCCGGGTCCACGCTCGCGACGGGGGGCGTGGTGACGGGCGGCGCGAGCGGCGCTGGGATGGTCGAGCTCTCATGGCTGGGATCGAACGGAGCCGTCAACTGCGCGACGGCCGCGCTTACATCTCCCAGAAGAACCGCCACCACAGATACCAAAAGTAAAGACTTACGATCCACGATAGGGCTCCTCGTAGCGCAACGCGGGTGTTGCTAATGATGGGGTGGGTATTGAAGCACGTATTAAAGGTAAAGCTTACAATCGGCCCGGGAATCATCGCTTCGAACGGTCCGAAGTCGGGGTCGAGGGTGATGGCGTAATACTCACACCGGGGCGAGACGTTCTGGAAGATGTAGAGCCACCAGAGCTTATCGATGATCCGTAGCCAACAATTCCCGATGCCGCAGTCGTCGCACACGCCGTCCTCGTCCTCGTCGTCGCAGTAGTAGGCCTCGCCGTTGAGGTGGTACCGCTTCGCGTCGGGGTCGCAGTCGTCGCACACGTTGTCGCCGTCGCCGTCGGTACAGTCGCGGACGCCCACGCCATCGCCGCCGCCCTGTTCGTCGGGGTCCTCTTCGCCGCCGCACGCTAACGAATCGGCGCCGGGGCAGCCCTCGGCGCAAGGGTTGTCGGCGCACTCGTTGGCTTCTTCTCCGCCGCACGGTTGCGAGTCGTACTTGTCGGGAATGCCGTTGCCGTTGCAGTCGCCCGGCACGGGTCCGCCCTCGGCCGGGAACTCCTGCGGGACGCAGTCGAGCTCGTGGAAGACCGGCTCAACGATGATGCCGTCGCCATTGGCGCCGCAACCGTAGGTCTCGACGCCGTTCTCGATTGTGCTGCCGACCGAGGTACGTGCGACGTTCTGCGCCGTCGCGGTCGAGGCGCAGAAGAGAAGGGCGGCGAGTAGGCGTAGCGGGCTCAATACTGACTCGCGGAGGTTCCGAGGAAGTTGCGATGCAGACTGGCCTGGTCGGTGACACTGCCTTTCACGCGTCGAAGTCCCGAGGGCCAGAACGTATCGGGGCGCCCGTCGCCGTCGTTGTCGTTGTCGTCGCGGTTGGGAATGCCGTCGCCGTCGATGTCGTCGTCGAAGTCGTTGGGGATGAGGTCGCCGTCCATGTCGCCGTCGCGGTAGTTGGGGACCTGGTCGCCGTCGATGTCGAAGTCCAGCGCGTCGGGGATACAGTCGCCGTCTTTGTCGAGGTCGGCCGAACCGGTGAGGCCGTCGCCGTCGGGGTCGGTGTCTTCCCAATCCGGAACCCCGTCGTTGTCGTCGTCGTGGTCATTGCGGTTGTCGACGCCGTCGTGATCCGAGTCGCCGCAATCGTGCTGCCCGTCGTTGTCGCTGTCGGGGTCGAGGTGGTTTGGGATGCCGTCGCCGTCGTCGTCCTCTTCAACGTCGGGGAAGCCGTCGCAATTGACGTCATCGGTTCCGGGGCCGCACGGTTGCTCGTCGGGATCGACGTCGAGAATGACGTTGAAGGGGTGAGGCTGCGCCATGAACTCGGGCATTCGCGGGGCGTCATGGAACCAAGCCCAGGCGGTATCGGTGACGCCGTTGCCCGTGCCGGCGAAAGTGATGGCCCGCCAGTTGTCCCAGCGGTCGAGGATCGCTAGCTGCACGTCGCCGGTGAACTCGCCGAGGTTGTTGTGCCAGTACCAGACGCCCGGGTCTCGCTGGTCAAGCATTCCTTCCCAACTGCGGATCATCAGCCGAGAGCACCCGGGGAGGAGCGCGTAGCCGGCCGATTCGGGAGAGTCCAAGACTCCGTCATCGGTCACGACGATTCCGAACGACGACATCGTCGGCGACGTCCGCAGGTGCGTGAACGGCGTGGACATCGGGAACAGTCGGGCGTTGTTGTAGATCCTCGCGACGCCGTCGGCGCCGGTCTTGCGGACCAGGTAGCAGTAGGCCGGGATTCCTTCGAAGGGCTCGATTGCCACGGCTACCGTGTCGCCGATCGAGTCGCCACGCCATTCGAGAACGCCGGCGGTTTCGGTCCACTCGCCGGCGTCGTAGTCTTCGCGGACGAAGACGCGGGGGAACGTGGTGAAGGAGTGCTCGGCTCTGGACCGGGGCCAGGCGAGCTGATCGGCTCGGCCGAGGTAGGTAACGCGGATGCCTTCGACGTTCTCGGGCTCGATGGTGTTCCCGCTAGTGGCGGGGTACGGGTTCGCCAGGTGGTACTTTTCGACGGCGGCTTGGAAGGGGGCCCAATGCGTGCCGACCGAGAACAGCGGCACCCAGGTTGCCTGGTTCGGGCCGCTTTGTTGGTAGACGTGGAAGAAGTAGGGAGTCCCGGCAACGTCGCGCCGCAGGTACGTGACACCGACGCGGCCGTTTGGGATTAGTACCGTGTTCCACTGGTTGGGAGTCAGGTACGAGACCGGGCCCGCGCTCCAGTAGATATCGCGGACCTGATGGCCGGCGGTTGCGTGCGTGTCGTTGTCGCCCAGGTAGGCGCCGTTGTCGGGCCACCACTCGGGCGGGCTTCCGATCGCAGCGACTTCGATTTTGACGCCGTCGGCCGTGGTGTGGACGTGCGGGCCAGGCGTCGGCGCCGGCGGGCTCAGCGTCTCAAACGTGACGTTGTCGATGCTGGCCGTCGTGCCGCCGATTCGCACCCCGTGAACTATCTGGGTCGAGTTGCGCGCGTCGGTGATGCTGCCGACTTGGACATCGTTATAGAGGATCGCGATTGACGAGCCATCCAGACGCGCCGAGAGCTTGGCGCCGATGGCCCAAGCGGCCGTCGTTTCCCACTCCTGGTAATAGTTGAACCCGTTGAAGTGATAGAGCGCGATCGTACCGTTCTGCCGCCAACCGAGCAGCCAGTGCGACCCGTCGCCGAGGTTGCGACGGAAGACGAGGCCCGTCGTTAGGGAAGTGGCCGTGCCCGATGCGATGGTCGTGCTGATAACGCCGTCTGCTTCGGCGGTGAGCTGGGCGGTTCCTTGGCTGCTGGAGCAACTGAGCGCGTTACTCTGAATCGTCATCGTGCCTTCCACGCCCTGCCAACCGTTGCCGGACGCGTCGACGCTGGGGGTGTGGGCGCCGAGATACGTTCCGTTGCTGGCGGTGAACGTGTCGGAGAAAAGCACCGTCTGGGCCTGCACGGCGGCCGTTGTCAGCAAGAGCAGCGCGAGGGCGGCGGTTCTCATGTTACTAGCCTCTTCGCGATAAGGGCGCGAATCAGTATCAACGCCAGAAGGCAGCCGGCGGAGCCACAAGAGCCGATGCCGGCGACCTGCGCGAAGTACGCACAGACCTCGGCGAGCGCTTCGATGCGCTCGACGGCTTCGATCAACTCGGCGGCTTGAATTTCCGTCATTCGTGGACCCGTTAAACGAACAGAGGGGGACGGAACCACCCCGCCCCCCTCACACACTCCCCCCGCGGGATCGCACTAAGCCCGCGTGCGGCCTGCGCTGAAGAACTTCCAGAGGAAGGCGATACCGATCCCGAAGACGAGCAGCACGATCGCGCCGCCGACAACGATCGTCATCATCGACGTCGCCTGGGTCGCCGCGGTCTCGACCAGGCCGGTGACTTCGGCCTCCGAGTCGATCAACGCCTGCTCGATCGGCGTTACCTGGGCCTGAGTGATGCCCACCAGGCCGAACGCGGCGACGAGGGCCAGCGTCGTACGCAAGACGGCCGCATGGGCCCAGTTACAGAAGCGGTTCATTGATTCCCTTTAATGAACGAGTAACCTGAATAACTGCCCGGCGCCCTTGAGACCCCAGACAAAGAAGTAAACGACGCAGCCCGCGGCGAACCAGTACAAGCTAAGGATGATGGCCGTCTCGGCTGGGTTGGCATCCGTCATGCTCTGCACCCGTTGGTTTCCTTGCTCCCGTGCCTCTCTTCGGCGTCGGCAGTATAGGATCGTCAAACTTAATAAGTTGACTGGCGCTTTTCTTGAGCGTTTATCGGAACCCGAAGGCGTGCTCGTAGTCCTCGCGGCTCATGCGGTTCGCGTGGACGCCGTCGCCCCTCTCGATCGATTCGAGCCAGCGGGCGTATCGGTCGGGAATGTCGGGCTCGTTGTCGACGAACTCGACGCCTAAGAGCTCGGTAACTTCGAGCGTGCGGAGGTTGAAGCGCTTACGGGTGTCGCCCGTCACGACGTTAAATTTCTCGGCGACCTGCTGCGGGCTTAGATCGACGTGACCTAGAAACACGCGGCGAGTGTAGAGCTCGCCATCCTCCCGCATCCATTCTTCGAGGGCGAGGATCGCGGAAGACGTACAGCAGCGCTCGACACGCTGGCCGATGCTCGGGTCTTGCTGCATGAGGGCTAGCAGGCTTGGCGCCTTCTCGCCGACGCACTTCGCACAGAAGCACTCGGGGTCGCAGCTCTTCGCGTCCTCCTTCTTCACGACGGGCGTACAGCCCACACAAGGCTCCTTCCGGCCCCTGTCGACGCCGCACTCGGCCCAGAACCCATGCGAGACCGTATAACGCTGAAGGCGGTTCTTGCGGGCCAGGACCCATGCGGGGAAGCCCTGGTCGGGTGACTTCGTTAGATACTTGGTGACGTACCGGGCCGCATGCATCCGGTTGGAGAAGTCGCCCTTAGTGAAGGCGACCGAGCCGAAGCGGGGGGAATTGTCGCTCTGTTCTCTGAGGTACCAAGCCGGTTCGAACTCACCCCAGGCGTCGCGGACCTCGTCAAACGGGATGAACTTGGCGTCAAGCAGGACGTGGAAGTGGACCCGCCCGTCCTTGTGAAACTCGCGGATACAGAAGAACCGCTCAGAGTAGAGTTTACACCTGGTGCTCGCCCGGAGCTTGGCGACGAGCTTGGCGACGCAACGCTTTTTCTGGACGTAGGCGAGCTCGGCTTCAGGGTCGCGGAAGATTTTGGGGTCGATGGTGAGCGTGAGCATGAAGACGCCGCGGAACGTCTCGACGGCTTTCGACAAGTCGGCACGGAGGGCGAGCGCTTTGCCGACCATGCAGTCGAAGCAGTACCACGACCGACAGCCGACCCCGACGCACTCATGGCGGGTGTCGATCTTACAGAGATCCGCTTTCGGGCCGAGCATGACCACAACCAGAGAGAACAAGTTGGTTGGTTGTTTCAAGATAAAAGGCCGGGGCCGCTACGCGGCCCCGGCCTAGACGAACTCACGCGGCGCGGGTTCTCTCGACAAGCGCATCGAGATCGAAGCGGACCACTCGGCGACGCAACAGCGGCTCGCCCCAGAAGTGCTCGAGGTGCCCGGCCTCTTGGAGATCCTCGCCGAGCGTCCGCAGGCATCCGTACGGCGGCGACTGGGCGCCGTCGCGGCTCCGGGTGGCGACCCACTTTTGATCGCGTTCGTCGAAGCGAATCGAGACGTGAATATCCCGGCCGCAGATGGCCGTGATCTGTAGATTGTCCATCCTTGGACCTTTGGGGTTTAACTTGCTTGGATCAAAGGAAGGGGAGGGGGTTCGTACTTCTCCACCGTCCGGCAATGGCGGCGGCGCCCGTGGGGTGCGGGGCGAGTCTCTCGCTCGTCCCCATTCCGTCGAGAGCCGAACTTCCGGGGGGCCCTGACGAAACTTCGGCTCTCGAAGGAACGGGGACTCGGGTAAGCGTCTTGGCGGGGCAGGGGGCTACCGCCCGAAATCCTTGGTCCGCCCGGACCCCTTGCAATCGTCACGCCACGGAGGGCCGAGATCATGCCGATTGCCCGCGGGGTCCGGGCTAGTCATCACCGCCACAGGTCGCGATATACCTCCCAGAAACGCGCCATGCCCGCGGCGAAGTTGGAGGCGAGTCGCCAACTCTCGACTTGGTAGGCGATCGCGTAGAGGCCGCCGACTACGACGCCGAGGGTGATACACCCACCGAGCAGCCGTAGGCCGAACCATGAAGCCCAGTCGTCGAAGCGCTCTAGCGTGGCCGAGGCCCGGTCAAGCGAATCTCTGATGTTCAATGGCTTCATGATCCCCACCCGGTGACGGAACCCGTTGGCTCGACATCGCGGTCGAACTCGTAGAACTCGGGCGCCAACTCGGGCTCGGGGCCCGGTAACGTTGGCTCAGGCCTGCCCTTGGCCTCGTTCGCACTTAGGAACCGCTGCACGTCCGCTTCGAGCTTCGCTTCATGCTTAACCACGTTGCGATGGTCGCTGGCGTGGCTCAGGACCGAGACCGTGAACCAGCTTGCAAACTCGATGACGAACGAGGCGCCGACGGCGAGAAGGCCGCCCCAAAACAAAACCGATTGCACGCTTCGCCCTCCTTGGTTGGTTGGGAGCGAGCACCGCGGCCCGCCCGGTTAGCGTTAGGCGGCTTTGGCGACCCGAATATCGACGAGTCGCATCGTGATGTCGGAATCGATGTACTTGCCGTTGGCCCGTTGCTTGACGGCGGGCTTCAATTCGAGGATGCACGGGTACTCGTCGAAGCGCTCGCCCTTCTTGAACCCGCAACCGGACTTCTCGGCGAGCTCGCGGGCTTTGTCCTCGTCGATGAAGAACTCGACGGCGGCGACCCCGTACCCGATGCCGACGGCGACCTTGTAATCGATGCGCTCGCGCTCGATGCCGTCCTCGCCTTTGATCTTCTCGGGGACGTACTCGCCCCGTTGGTCTCGCAGCCACTTGCCGTCCGATCCGGTCTTGAATTTCTTCTTGCCAATGTGCCGGCAGACCATGCCTTGCATCTGAAGAGTTTTCATCTGTCATCCCTGAAGGAGCCGGCCCCGGCGGGCTCAAGGCCGACGATTGGATTCCCTGCCCGCTGTACCTCCGTCGGCGCCGTCCGTGGCCCGACTTCCGTCGTAAACTTATTATGTTTGTGGAGGTTTCGTCAACTGGTCTTGCCAGGGCCCCTAACACGCGGAGAATTGATTAGATGGTACTAACGACGCTAGCACCGAAAGGAGGCCCGAAGATGGCGGCGAAAAACGCCGCCCGCAAAGAGCTACGAGACGTGAAGATTCAAACGATGGTCACCCCGACCGTCGCGGCACGGCTCGAACAGATGGCCGAGGAAGAGGGCCGATCTCTGTCGAGCATGGTCGAGCGGATCATCACGCTCCACTGCGGGCGCAAGGCTAAATAGCCGAGCGTCTGAATAATCCTCGTTTGTTCATCGCTAGGCGAGAATCGCCTAAAACCCCTGGGAAAAGGGGTACAAACCGAACATAACAGAGATTCTAACTTACTAAGCTTTCGGTACTTCTACCGGTTTCGATCCGGGCTTCTCTTGCCCCTCTTCGGGGCGCTTGGCGGGTACGTCGGCCGTCGTCGTCGGGTCTTCGCTCCTTACGTCCTCAGCCCCGAGCGACGCCGGACCGCCGACCCGCCGCGCTCTGGCCCATAGCTGAAAGGTTCGAGCCCGTTGCTCGTCGCGATCGCCAGGCCGGAGCAGCCAACGCTTGCTCGCACTCTTAACGCCGGTGCGATGACTCCGCAAGAGGTAGACGCCGTCGCTCTGGATGACGGCTTCGGAGTCGAAGCGGGTGACGGACGTTTGAGGCGCGAACCCATCGACGACCGCAACGAGCTCCGAGAGATCGACCTTGACGGCGAGCTTCGCGGAGTCGTCCGAGAACTCGCGCAAGAGACCTTCCATCGTGAGGCCGGTAGAGATGTAGGTTACATCGCTCACCGTCGCTGTGCCCTCGTTGCTAACGCGCTCGATGCGCACAGGCCACTCGGCGCCTTCGAAGAACTTATGCGGCACGCCATCACGGATCAGAGCCAGGTGCTCGACGACGAGCTCGGCTTGCGTCTGTTCCTGCGCGGCTTGGAGCACGGCAGAGAGGCCACCTTGCAGCGTCGCAGCGCTTGCGCCGCCGGCCGAGCCTTGAGCGAATGCGACGGCGACGTCGAGGCTTGGCGTCATGTCGAAGCCTAGATCATTCAACGCGGAGTCGCTGAGGCTCACCAGCCAGAACTGTACGGCCCACACGGCCGCGTCGCTGGTCTCGACCTGTTCGAGAAGGTTGTCGATGCGCGAGAGCACCTGGAGCTTATCGCCGATGACCACGAGACCGTCGTCGTACACCGCCATGCGACCGTCGGCCGACATCAGCACCGACGCGGCCTCTCGTATCTGCGCCGCTTCGAGCCGCCGCACGCGTCGCACTAAGAGGGCCCGATCCTCGGGACGGAACGCGCCAACGTAGTAGATCCTGCCCGCTCGATGCACTTCGACGCCAATACGGCGCGAGATCATCGACATGACCTCCTCAAGGCTCACGTCATGCGCTTCGATCGTCACGCGCTTCTGATCGAGCGTCGCGTCGCAAACGAAGCTAAGGCCCGACTCTTGGCTCAGCATCGCTAGGGCTTCGGTCAACGGCTGGTCGCTCGTCACGAGAGACAAGGATAGACCGCTCTTCACCTCCAGGGGTTGCTGTTCCGCCTGTTGCTGCGTCAGCTCTTGATAGAAGGTCTCGAACTTCGGCGAGGGCGTCGCCCTGGGGCTCAGCTTCACCTTGATCCGCTGCCATTGCGAGGCGCACCCAAGAGCCGTCAGAGACACGCACGCGGCGACCGTCAAAATCAATCTCATGTATCACATTCCCTGCGAATGGTCCGGATGTGAGGCGATCCCCCACCCGAGCAGTAATTCCACCACGAAAAGCGACAAACCCCGGAGCAATAGCAACCACATCGCCAAGACCACGCAGCGCCTGACGATCGCGCCGCACACGCACAGCAAGCTCCTCAATGAGGGCGGCTTTCGCAGGACATCCGCAGTCGTCGCCGGGAGTCTCCACAGCGCGTAGAGCGGCGCCGCTAAGGCTCGTATCGGGTTGCGCATGTTTCGACTCCTTCGCGTTTTTAGGTTTGTCAAGAACGGACTTCATGTAACGACTGACCGTGCCGGTGAACGTGCCGAGCGCGTAGCCGCCGCCCCCGTTGGAGAGCAGGACAATCACCGCAACGACCGCGGCGAGCTTCAACACGGGGAGCGTGTTGCGTGTCCCGAACCATAGCCAGGTGGGGAGCGTCCAGACGAGCTCGCCGTCGCGCTCGTAGTCGTGCCGCGCCGGTAAGAGTCGTGGGCGTCTCTCGAACTCCTCGGGCTCGGGGACGAACTCGGACGCCGCCGAAGAGCC